TATAGACATGCCTTGGTTATTAGACAAAGCGACATTTGACGCAATGAAGACAGGTTTTGAAGGACCTAACCAGCCTTCATTGTCTGAGCGCGTGGAGTATGAGTCTCGTTTTAGCGACGATGACGGTGCCCCGGCGAGCCGTATTTTAACCTCTGCTGGTAAAACATCGCAGATCAAGGTTGGCGGCGTACTAACCAAAAACCCTAATTTCATGGCTTTTCTTTTCGGTGGTGGAAACACTACCTACACTGAAATTGCTGCCGCCCTGGCACAAGCTGACGCTGACCCTGACACTACCGAAATATCAATGCTGATTGATTCGGGTGGTGGTCAATTCGATGGTCTGTTTACAGCCATCAACGCTATGCAGGCGACAACCAAAAAAATTAATGTTGTATCCACAGGGCTTACAGCTTCTGCTGCATACGCCCTGGCCGCGCAAGGTGATACGATTACTGCGGCTAACAAGGCGTCACGCATTGGCTCAGTCGGCGTTGTGGCTACATTCCAAGTGCGTGATGATGAGGTGCAGATTACTAGCACCAACGCACCCAACAAGCGTCCAGACGTTAAGACACCTGAAGGTGTTGCTGCCGTCAAGGAAGAATTGGACGCTATGCACGATTTATTCGTTGATGCTATCGCCACTGGGCGTGGTGTCACCGATGAAAAAGTCAATGCTGACTTTGGCCGAGGTGGTACACTTCTGGCCGATCAAGCGTTGGAGCGCGGTATGATTGATGCTATTTCTGGCACTGAGAGTACCACCCCTAAAAGATCCGCCGATGTAGGCGGGGGCAATCAAAAGGTTAATACAATGAAACCGAGTGAACTACTAGCCCAGCACCCCGATACTTATGCGGCGGTGATGCAATTGGGTGTTGATAAGGAGCAAGATCGTGTTGGCGCACATCTTACTATGGGCGTCGCTTCTGACGCGATGGATACGGCTATTGCGGCTTGCAAGGACGGGTCAGAAATGACTGCAACCCTTAGCGCCGAGTATATGGCTGCGGGCATGGCTAAAAAGCAGACAGAGGTTCGCGGTGGTGACACTGTTGACACTGGCACCCCTGCTGCTGAACAGACTGAAGCTTCTTTAGAAGCTGAGCAAGTTCTAGCTGTCATCACTGGCGAAGCGGAGTAATCGTTATGAACATGAAAGTTGAAAACGTAAATATCGGTAGTGTGATTTTGGGTGAACCTCAACATCGCGACTATGCCTTGACGTTTGCTGCTGGACCAGTTGCGCCAGCCACTGAAGTTGTAATGCCTTCAGGTACAATCGTTAAGCAAGTAGGTGGTAAACTACTGCCGTTCGTTGTGGGTAACACTGATCCTGTTGCCGTACTTACTTATGACGCTTCTGCCACTGCGGCGGGTGACGTTCAAGTTCGTGCGATGGTAGGTGGTCGCGTGCGTAAAGAATTGTTGATCATTGCAGCCGATGGTGATGCTACTAATGTTGATAACGCGGTGATTGATCACTTGCGCAGCTACGGTATCCTTGCTATTGATGTCAATGAATTAAACATTGAAGATAACCAATAAGGGGCTTGTAAGAAAATGAGCGGATCAACTACAAAGCATTTTATCTCGGCGTACCTGCAAATGGCGCAGCCGATGATGTTTTTGACAGGCTTTTTCCAAAGCCCTGCTGAAAACTTCCATAATTCTGAAGAAGTGGAAATCGACATCGTTCGTAGTGACGAAGACGTTGCCATCGTTGTTCAGGATTTAAGTACGGGTTACCGTATGAATACAGAAGACTTGTACACCAACAAGAGCTTCAAACCACCTGTCTATAAAGAAGCCGTGCCTATCAACTCGCACGATCTCATCAAGCGTATGCCTGGCGAGAACCCCTTTAAGTCGCCAAATTTCCGAGGCAATGTGATTTTACGTTTCTTCAAGGCGATCACTAAGGTCGAGCGTAAGATTCGCCGGGCACTGGAAGTTCAAGCTTCCCAAGTGTTGCAGACGGGTACTATCACTCTTACTGATGAGACTGGCGCTCCGCTTTATACGATTGATTATAAGCCTAAAGCGACTCACTTCCCGACTGCGGGTACTACGTGGGGCACTGCTGGTGCTGACATCTATGGTGACTTACAGGCGCTATCGACGGTCATCCGCAATGATGGTCTGACTAATCCTAACCAGCTATTGATGGGTGAGAAGGCTTTTGAAGCATTGATTCAAGACCCTCAGAGTCAAGAGCGTTTTGATAATCGCCGCATTAATACTGGTGCATTAGGCATGATGGAAGTTCGCGGTGACGGTGGACAGTTCCGAGGTGTTATTGAGGTTGGCAACTACAAGTTTGATGTTTACACTTATGGGGCCAAGTTTAAAGATCCTGTGACAGGCTTGAAGCGCGATTACATTGACACTGGTAAAGTGGTGATGCGTGCAACAGGTGGTCGTATGGATGCCACATTCGGTTCTATCCCGAATATTGGTAACCTGATTGGTCACCAGAACGCAGCTAAGGCTCTATTGCCTGAACTGCCTGGCCGCATGAAGAATCAGAAAGGCAGCATGGATTTGTTTACGAATGCTTGGTTGTCCAATGATGGTGCACAATTGTTTGGTGGAGTAGGCGCACGTCCGCTGTTGATCCCGACTGCAATTGACACTTACGGTTGCTTAGACACTGGTATCGTTTAGACCATTGGCTAGTAGCTGAATACGAAAAGCCGCCCATCTTCGGCGGCTTTTTTTTCATAAATTTAAAGTAGGGGACTATTATGTCTGCAACAAAGAAAAACACACCTAAAGCGCCAGCGGCAACACCAAAGGCACCACCAAAGGCACCAACTGAAACTGCTGAGCAAATTGCTACTCGTGAAGCTGCTGAAGCTCAAGCCGCTGCTGATGCCGCTGCTGAAGCTCAAGCAACCGCTGATCGTGAAGCAGAAGAAGCTGCACAGGCGCAAGCCGCTGCTGACTCTGAAGCTGCTGCTAAGGCAGAGCAAGAAGCTGCGGATAAGGCTAACGCTGAAGCTGCTGCTAAGGCTAAATCAGTTGGTGGTGCTGCGGTTGCCGCTGGCAAAGCTATCACTGCTAAAGGCGGTAAAATGCTGGAAGAAGGTGATACTGTTACACCTGACATGTTGTCGGGTGGTAAAGAAGCCTTTGATGCTTTGTTAGCAAAGAAGTGCTTGGTTAAGTAATGGATCTCCGTCGGCTCGCGCAAACTCACTTAGGGGTTATCCTTGAGGATAAAACCAAAGGTTTCGGTTGGGACATAACTGTCATCGACCCTAACGGGGTTACCGCGTTGCTGACGGGCTTTTCCAATGATGTGTCGGATCTTATTGATCCTGATACGGGGCAAGCTATAAGCGGACGCGTGGCTTCCGTAGCCCTAAGAATTGCTCACCTCAAATTAAATAACTTAGGGATTCCACAGGGAATCTCTAATCGTTTGACTAAACCTTGGGTTGTTAAATTCAACGATATAGGTGATGAAGAGCATACTTTCAAAGTTCAGCAATCCAACCCTGACCGTGCCTTGGGTATCGTCACTTGTTTGTTGGAAGTGTATAAGGAAGCACCGTAATGGCTTTGCAAAATCTCATTGATAAAGAAGACAATTTTGAGATAATTCGTGACCGAACTGCACAGTTGCTCACGGATGAAATTGCGAACCAGATGGCCTTAGCTGTTACGGCGGGCCAGGACCCTCAAAACTGGAACCTCAAGGTTATGACTGAGCGGTCAAACCCTTTTGAGCAGTATTTGAACGATACTGGCACCGTCACCAAACAGTTGCCGTTGGTTAATATCTGGTACGACAACACAGGGTTTGACGGTAAGGCGAGCAACATACACCACTGTCAAAAGGGTACAGCAACCTACAATATTGATATTTATGGTGCTGCCCCGGCTTGCGATGACGGCGGTACTGGGCACATTCCTGGCGATGAGCAAGCAAGCCGAGAAGTACAGCGTGCCACACGTCTTGTTCGTAATATTTTAATGGCCTCCGAGAATGTCAATTTAGGCTTCCCGGCAGCGCTAGTGTGGAAGCGTTGGATCGCAACCATTACCAGTTTTCAACCCCAGTTAAACTCTAATACGGTGCAACAGGTGGTGGGAATGCGGATAGCTTTTCATGTTGATTTTAGTGAGGAATCACCGCAATATGAAGGTCAGCCGTTGTGTGAATTAGGGATCACCTTGAAAAGAGCCGAAGATGGGACGATAATAGCCCAATCGGAATACGATTTTACATAGTTTGAGAGGACTTAAAGATGACTGTCAGTAGTGCAGTAGATGCAAGTGCAGTAGCGCGAGTTGTAGGTTTAAAGACTGAGTTTGTTGACCTGCGTGCTGGCAACATTCAATTTCTTCCACAGCGAGTTGTTGTGTTAGGTCAGGGTAATGCCGCCACAACTTATGCTAGCGACAAGAAGCGAGTGACCAGTGAATTTGAAGCTGGTTTAGAGTACGGGTTCGGTTCACCCATCCATTTGGCTGTTCGTCAGCTACTGCCTATCAACGGTGACGGTGTGGGTACAGTGCCTGTAACCGTATATCCTTTGGCAGCAGGTGCAGGCGCAACTGTAGCTACGGGTGACATTACACCTGTTGGCACCCAGACAGAGCGTGGCGAGTATGTAGTTCGAGTGAACAACATATTATCAGCCCCTTTCGTGTTGGAGCCTAATGCTACAGTGGCCGAGATTACAGCTTTGATCACAGCGGCTATCAATGCCAAGCCTGAGATTCCAGTTATCGCAGTTGATAACGCCACTGATGTTGGTATCACTACCAAGTGGGCAGGTCAAAGTGCGAACGATGTCAACATTGCGATTCAAAGCGCGATTACAACGGGTGTTACATTCACACTCACTCAGCCTGTAGGCGGCACTGTGAACCCTGACGTTCAACCTTCTTTGGATTTGGTAGGTAACGTGTGGGAGACAATGTTCCTTAACTGCCTCAATATCTCTGACACTACAGTGTTGGATGCGTTGGCTACATTCGGTGAGTCTCGTTGGGGCGCGATTGTTCGTAAGCCTATGATTGCTTTCACTGGTAACACTGAAGCTGATGTAAATACTGCGATCACAGTTTCTGATGCCCGCAAGACGGACCGAACGAACGTACAGTTGGTTTCTCCCGGCTCAAATGACTTACCGTTTATTGTTGCTGCTCGCCAGCTATCTCGCATAGCTAAGCTAGCAAACAACAACCCTCCGCATGATTACGGTAGTCAGTCGGTGTCTGGCCTGACGCCTGGCGATGACGGCGTGCAATGGGATTACCTACAGCGTGACTTAGCTGTTAAAGGTGGTAGCTCAACTGTTGAAGTACGTGATGGCGTAGTGACCTTATCCGATGTTGTCACCTTCTACCATCCGACTGGTCAAGATGTACCCCCTTATCGTTATGTGGTGGACATCATTAAGTTGCAGAATGTTATTTATAATATCTCGCTACGCTTCGCTACACCCTCGTGGGACGGCGCACCGTTGATTCCTGATAATCAGGCAACGAGCAACCGTACTGCACGTAAGCCACGCTCAGCGGTTGCAGAAGTGCACTCGGTGATTGAAGGCTTGGGTCTGGAAGCAATTATCAGTGATGTAGCGTTCGCTAAGGCGAATACTCAAGCTGCGATTGACACCCAAAACCCTAAGCGTTTGAATGTGGCTACCACCATGAAGATCAGTGGTAACGCCAACATTATCTCGATTGATTTCAATTTCGGCTTCTTCTTCGGTACCGCCGAAGTCGTTGACGTATAACAGAGGATATAGAATATGTCTGGTGTAGGCGGCAGTATATCGTCCATCGCTTTAGATGGTCGTGAATTTTCAGTAGCTGCGGATGCGGAAAGCAACCGTAAGCTAGGTGGTTGGGAAAACGAAGTGCAGGCGAACGGTGATGGTACCGCTCGTCTAATCAAAACTCGTGTACCGTTGAGTATCGACGGTTTAACGATTATGATTGACGACTCTCGCGATGATGCAGAGTTCGTCCAAGCATTGATGAACCGACTTGAGTTTTTCCCCATTGCTATAACTTACGCTTCTGGTCTAAGTTACGGCGGTACCGCACAGGTAACAGGTGAAGCACCAACAAGTAGCCAAAACGCTACGGCCCCTATCTCTTTGATGGGTCCTGGCGAATTAGCTAAACTGTAAGAAGTATAAGTAGGGTAACAACCTGGTCGCGTAGGCACACCCTACGCCCTTGGTCGAGTAATCGGCGGCGCGACCACCATTAACTTAAAGTAGGGTAAATACTATGTTTGATTTAGACAATCAAGAAATGGATCAGCAAACCGCTGAAGCCGCCTTTGACCAATGGGGTGATGCTATGGATCTGGACTTGGATACTTCCAAGATGGATGCAGAAGACATCACTTCCTTTGGTAAACTTAAAACTCGCTTAGTGCGTGCAATACAGCGCGGGCACTTGGTATTCAACGAAGACAGTGAGGCTGTTTACACACCTCATAATCGCCGTTCTCGCTACAAAGAAGCAATTACGTTTCGTGAACGTAGTGGTGCGTCATTGATGGCAATGGACCGTACCAAAAAGAACGAAGACATGAAGAAGACCTATATGGTAATGGCTGACATTACTGGGTTACATGAGAAGACGTTTGCAGGGTTGCATGGTACCGACATCAAAGTCTGTGAGGCGCTTTTCCAGCTTTTAATGGATTAGTCCTAACGCCTTTGGTAAGATCGGGCAAAGACTACATCGTTCCTACAGCGGACGGTGATAGTCATAACGCTCTTAGGGTATATCAGGAAATGGTGTTGCAAATAGCAACTGAGTATTCTGGTTTACCAGACGTTAGGACCATGCGGTTCCGTGAAATCAAGTTTTTCTATGATGGCATGAGAAACAGACTGCATGAATTGACAAAGCCACAATAGGTGATTTATGGCGGGCAGGTTTAGCGTTGAGGCAGTATTCAAAGCGATTGATCGGGTGACCGGTCCTGTCCGCAAGATGCAGCGTGGTGTGGGTAAATTCTCACGCGACGCTCATCGCTCCCTTACAAGATTAGAACGTGTAGCAGACAGATTTGGTGCCCGCTTAAAGCGTGCTGCTGTAGTCGGTGTTGCAGGTTTGACCGCCGCAGGACTCGCCATGGCCGATGTAGTCGGTATAGGTATGGGTTTTGATCGGGCACTCGGTGCCGCTACTGCTAAATTCATTGACATGGGTATTGCGACAGACCGTCAAGGTGATTCGTATGCCAGGCTACGTGATAAGGCACTGGAAATCGGTAAAACTACCGAGTTTACTTCCACTCAAGCCGCCAATGGTTTGAACTTCCTAGCTAAGGCTGGTTGGAACGCTGAGTCATCCATCGGCGCTATTCGAGACATTGTGGATTTTGCCACTGCGTCTGAAATGGATTTTGCTCGTGCCGCTGATATTGCTTCTGACACGATAGGTGCTTTCGGGCTGAACAGTGATGACGCGGAGAAGAAGGTTGCGAACTTGAACCGTGTGATGAGCGTCATGTCACACACTGCCAACCGAACAAACACAAGTGTCGAGCAACTATTTGAGGCTGTAAAGAAAGGCGGTCCTATCACTGCTCAGACGGGCGGTGACATTGAGACTTTTGGTGCCATGATGGGTTTTGCAGCTCAGTCAGGTATCAAAGGTGGTGAAGCTGGTATTGCGGCCAAGAACATCATGTTGGCACTAGCTGGTGTGGGCAACAAGGCACAGAAAACATTTAGCAAGCT